GCATTGGTAACACCACGTTGTAGTGCTGGAACAATGTCTCGATCTCGAATGACCTTGCTGACTAAGCGATGCTCATTGTCAGATGCCATTTAGTGCCCCCTCTTACATATTGTCTATTTGTACTCCTGCTGACCCGTATCGTGCAACTCGTCCTGGTATATCAATGACGCCCCGTAGGTTAGCACGGTATGGGAGACCAGCAACTAACTCATCTGGACTCTCATAGAGTTGCCAGTAGTTAAATGGATTCACTACACGTTTCTCTAACTTGTCAAACGCCTTTTCCAGTAATTCTTCTGTCCAACCTTGGTCTTCGTAACCAGCCAACTCAAGTGAGATGCCGTAATTGTTTGCAAGGTTCCACAGTTTGTTTGCGTTCTGTAAATCAATGTTGCCAATCTTGTACTCGATTTTTTTAGATAAAAGTTTTCTAGTTTCTTCTTCAACTAATGCAATCACTACATCAGTTAGGCACACTACCTGGAGAGAGGAGACATTTGAAATGTCCCCGCCTTTCATATTACTTCTACTTTAGCGTACTTGACCACGAAGTCACGAAACTTCTTAGGGTCATCGCTTGCCTCTACCGCTAAGTCCTCAGAGATTGCTGTAGGAACAAGTATCGAGTAGTGACCATCATTAAATCGCATCTTGTTCTGAACAAATGCTGCGTGCTTGCATGAGGCTGTCTTACGCCACACAGGGCAGTTGCATCGTGTTTTCTTTGTTTTAGTATCAACTTCAACTTCAAAAATTCCAGCAGCCTGAGCAGAGATAAAGACTTGAACGGTTCTCCAAGGAGACTCCATACTCATACCTCTCATTGTGCTGCTCGCAGGTCAGAACCAATGATAGGGACTCGGATAAATGCTTCGTGTGCGAAACTTGCCATCGCTTCTTTGTACTCCGATTCCCAATCTTCTAGTCTAACATTTGTAGTTACGATTGTGGGCAGAGCCTTGTCGTATCTTAATCTGAGAATCTCGTCAAAAGAACTGTCATCATACTTACTCCCATACTCTTTACCGAGATCATCGATAACAAGTATGCGAACATTAAGGAAGTCCAACTTCGAGCGTCCGTGAAAGCCATCAAGTTCATAGATCATATTGCGCTTATCATCGTGATCCGCATCGAAGGTGGACTTTTTACGTGATAAGAACTCAGGGTATGTCATGTAATAAATTGGGCGAGTGCTTAGTCCATAATCTGAGATAGTCAATCCAAGAATCTTTGCAGCCTCTGCATCGTTATCAGGAAGTCTGCGAACAAACTCCATAGCCGCAACTACTGCATGAGTCGTCTTACCAATTCCTGGACCACCATCAAATAACAGTCCAACACCATTGATACCGATGTTGCCGATCTGCTTGATGACATGACCACCAACTGAGTCATCGATCCACGTCGCAACCTCACTAGGAAATTCTCCAGCCCTGTCGATAATATCTTTTGGCTCAAGGCCAAGAAAACGACGTGGGATATTTGAGTTACGAAGTAACCAGTGCTTCTTTATCGCAGATAGCGTGTTGATGTCGTACATGATCCCCCCTCAGGATTGTTACTTAGTGAATGTGAAAGCGTTATCAACCTTGAAAGTCAGTGATCCAGTAAATGCTGCTGGCTTTCCTTTTGCATCTAATGCTCCAGTTGCAACCATCTTGACTGACTTGCGAGGTGTGTGCTTAAGGACTTGCTCTTTTACCCAACGCTTTGCAGCAGATGCGTTCTTCCATGCGGTGTACTCACTGATGCCTTCTGCAGGTTGCATTGAGTTCACGGACTCGCCAGCAGGGCGTTGTGCACTGACGATAGCAAGCCATCCGCCAGCCTTCTCTGTGTTGAGTGTGATTGTTGCTACAAATGTTGCTTCAACTTTTTTAGCCATTGTTGTTCTCTTTCTCCAGTAGGTATTTTATATTTTTACGTAGTTCCATGTTCTCTCGCAAAAATAAGATCATCATTAAACATGATCCAGATAGTGCGATCATGATTCCGATCAGTGTCCCTGTATCTAAAATCATTGAGTTGCTCCTAATCTTTTTTCATATCGTTCTAACTGTGCACGACCAGACAATGAGTTCTGGAAGACCTTACCATCACTGGCCGTTAGGGTGGAGACCTTAACAGATGTATCGACCTTAGCATTGACTTTGTTCAGCCCCAAATTCTCACGGGCTTGATTCATCTTCTTACCAAAGGATGCTAGGTACAACTTGTAGAGGTGGGGTGCCTCATCGCCAATGTTCTGGAAGTTGCGCTCATCTGCCATAAACAGTTTGAGCAGTTCCAACTCGACTAGGGCTGTGGTCTGGTACTGCTTACGAAACTTACTAAGTGCTCCCGACAACTGTCGCACGTTGACTGTGCCTGGAAGGAGCGGGTAGCGTTTACCAACTCGATATGAGAACTCAGCAGCGACATCCATGGGAGTCCATTCATGATCAGGTCGCTTGCCTCTGGTCTTTGGGTCTGACTTGCGGATCTTCGGCTGAACAGCATCCCGCTCCTCAACAAGGCCGAAGCCTGCAAGATTGTCTGAATCATCTTCCCATTTTCTCATAGGCACTCGTATCTCTTTCATTGAAACACCTTCGGTGTTTCTAATATCTTTTAATTGATTACTATCTTTGCTATTAGGTACTAATGGCTTATTAGTAATATGGCTACGTGACTTATAGTCATGTGAGGTGTGGACATTATCAGTGTGGACATTTTCAGTACGGACATTCTTGTCCAGTATTTTGTTGCCTTTTGACAGATTGCACAGTGCGTGTGCTGGACGTAAGTTGTCCTCTGTGTCTGTACCGTTTTTTGACAGTGGTACTACGTGATCAAAATGCAGTCCTCGTTCCCATCCTGGTAGCCCAGTCTGACGTGTAACTGTGAGGTCGATCTCCTCATCGCAGATGTGGCATTTGGTTCCGTATTTATCAAGCAGATCTTGCTCAGAAAAATCCCAAGAACTTGAGTTCAATCGTTTAGTTTGAGCAGTCACTCTTGGGTGTGGGTTTTCTGGGTAATGGACAGAGTAGATGTCCACGCCTCGAAACCCATTTGCTCTTCTAGTGCTTTGACGGCTAACCCACCCATGCCCTTCTAAAGCCACCAGAGCCCTTCTGACGGTCTTTTCACTTACATTGCCAGTCCATACCTGCAACTGCTCAATAGAGACCTTCAGAGTGCCTTCAGAGCCCGTATTTTGACATAGCGATACCAATAGCCTGTACTGATAACTTGACAAGTAAGATGTTTGATCTGTTCTTGGTATCTCTATCATTCTTCATCACCGAATGGGTTGACATCTTTAGAGTCAAACTCCTGCTCCAGCCGTGATGTGATTGTGTCCATCAAGGTGTCTAAGACCGAAGAGGCTATGTAGGCAGCAAAGACATCGATGAAACCAACAAGGCTCTCCTGCATTGCATCAAAGAGTTCTTCCGTGGTGTCCTCTGTAAAATCCATCTCGATGGGGTTAAGGGTTCCCTTGATGTTCCACATCTCAAGTCCAAAATCTTCCAGGGAGTGGAGAGTCATGTGAGCCTCTTCCGAGTCATCCCACGCCATGGCAAGAATGTCATCTGAGGTAATCAAGTTGAGTAACTCTTTAATCGGATTAGTGCAGATGGTTATCTGGTCTGCTTCTTCCTCTAGCCCATCCATATCGGTCTCTACATCTAAGTAGATCTTAAAATCTATACCCTGCTCTTTAACCGCATTGATTGCGGTCTCTGTAAATACCCCTCTAGTAATTACTGGAATAAGTACTTCACTCACATCTTCTTTGCCGAGTAATTCTACAAGCGGGTAGTACACATCAGCACTTGGGTCAAAAGTTAATAAAATCATCCGCTTCATGTTGTGCCCCTATAGTCGTGGTAGTCGTTGTTGTACAACCCTTGGTTTATTTAAGTACTTGCTAAGTAGAAGTGCAACTGTAGCAATAGATGGGACAGCGATTATGTAAGTCTTATCGATTTCGCTTTGCGAAAACAATGCTGCAAAACTTAATGGCAGAGTAAGAAATTTATTCAGTATAGGAATTCCAATAATCCCTGTTGTAACAAGTTCAATGAACTCTATTACATATGTAACTGCTATTCCAGAAAGTACAATTGTGATCAGTAGGTCAGTCATGCCCCAGAGACTACACCTGTTGGCTTGTGTATTCCACTCCTGCGTAAGTTCGCAATCTCCACATGGAGTTTGGTGGAACCCACTCATCAAGGGTTAATCCTATACGAGGAACTTTCAATGGCTTGTTTACGTATAGCCGTGTGTACGAGTTATCGTCTGCGCCTTCCCACACCGCTCCAAATTCACTTGGAAGTGACCCGTCAAAGTACTCAGAAGCAGAAATTCCACGCTCAAATTGCAGGCAGTCTAAATAGAAAGTTCCAGAACCTCCAGAAAACACGACTTCGTAAGTAACCGCGTCAACAGCGTCTGATCCCACCAAGTCAGTAGCGGTAAATCTAGACCAATCAGTGAAGGTTCCTAAAGGGTAAACGTCAATTTCCTCTACTACATCTCCTAAAGAGTCACGTGCAATGAAAGAGACAGTCAAATCCTCGGTTGTCTTTACTAGCCCAGAAGCGGTGTAGTACGTTCCCAACTTTATTGGGAAAGTGTTTGATGTAAAAGTCCAATCATCTGTTGCAACTATCTTGCAACTTTGAGTTCCTGAGTACGCAATGTCAGAGACATCAATATCTTGAGAAGCGGTTGCTGATCCATCTAAAGTCCAGTTGTCTGTTACGTTTACTTCAAAGGACGGATTCATAATAAAGTTTGTTTTATTTGGTTCAATAAAAATGTCAATAGAACGAGCCTCGTCGTAGAGGACAGTGTCACCTAGTTGAACTGAAATTTGATCAATGTAGTAAGTTCCTGCGGCTGACCAAGACAGTTTTAATCCAGCATAAATTGCGTCTGTTTCATTGTTAACTGCAGTTCCCGCCTCAGAGGTTGTTGACGTTCCAGTTTGTGTTCCAGCAACACTGAAGGTGTTTGTTGTAACTCCTGTTACTGTTGCACTTGTTTTGTTAAATCCAATTGTAGAAAAACCAGTGATTGTTACAGTAGTTCCAGAAATAAATGTGTGATTGCTATATGTTGTATACGTAATAGTGGAGCCATCTCCTGTTGCAGAGTTTATTGATTGCGATTCCTTGTGTGGAGCACGTATTGTTTGTTCTATTTGTTTCCACGTGCCATCTGCAGAGGTTGATGACCCTGCTATTTCTGTTCCTATGATTGTCCCAGTTTTATCGTAAAAAGATATAGAAGGAGTTATAGAGCCCGAACTTGGTGGTGATTTAATTTGAGAAGATAAAGTGTAAGTTGCACCTGGTTTTACGGGAATCCCTTTAGTGATAGGGGTTGAATTACCCAAAGACATTGCGCCAGATGCGGACGCAACAACTTTACAACTGTATACCTCATCAATAACGTTTGTTCCCGATGCTGCAACCTGTTCGTCACTGGAAGTTATGACTGCATTAACAGCAGTCCAATTTCCAATTCCTTTGTAAAAAGTAGAGTCTTGAGAAGTCAGTAGTATGTTAGAAGACACTGTTACTACAGGCGCATAACCAGATAACGCTTCAACATAGGTCTCTATACCGCTTTGAGTTCCTTTGTTAGCGTACATGTAAAACGCTTCACGAATTAATCTCTTTTGATTTTTTATGGGAAGATTTGGCTCTTGATTAAGACCAACATTCGCTGACTCAATAGGAAGAAGAAGATAGGAAGATATATCTGAGGAATGAGTAGGACGCAGTAAATCTAACTCTGTTAAAAATTGTTCATAGGTAAATGTCATTCCATCAATGAACTTATAGAGAGGTGATGTTTCATCTGTAATTCCTAGAGGACTTTGAATAAGGCTCGTATAAACTTTTGGAATAATGTCCATAGTTCTTTTTTGAGCATCATGACTTCCAGGAACAATGTCTGAAATTTTTCCAGCATTGACCCAAACTTTTTGGTCTGTAAATAAGAACATAGAGTAATAAATAGGTCTTCCAGAAACAATAGGAATACTATTTAGGTTGTCTACTCCATCTGTAAAATATGTACGGGAGACTGTTCCTACACTAGCCTCTTCTTCCCAAATAATGACTCCGTCTTCAGATGTTTCTGAGAATCCAATTTGATTTCGAACAAGTCTAATCTTTGAAAAAACTCCTGAAGGTGAGTACCAAGTTAAGAAGGCTGTAGAGAAAGAAAGTATAACAACATCTAGAGGCTCAACAGAGTAGGCAAGGTTTCTTGACTCTCCATATTTTGCTCCACCGTAAACAAAATTACCGTATTTAGCCACAGGTCAATACCTCCTAAGAAGATAAGTCGCCAGAAAGCAACCATACATCAGAAGCAGTTTTTAATAATCGTGCTTCCGCGTACCGCCCAGAAAGGTTTACATAACTACTCTTAGAGTTTAAAGTTACTCCAACTGCTGCGGCAATAGTTACTGCACCTGTTCCAATTTGTGAGACTACAAAAGTTTGTCCTACAGAGAAGTTGTATGTGCTATCTGCTGGAATAGTTATTGTTACTGGACTGCTATTAGTAGTAAGTAGGGCCTTACCAGTGTCGTTTACCCCTAAGGTATGAGTTGTATTTGTGACAGTTGTAATTCCTCGTTGATGTGTTTGTGGGACAGCAGATGCGACCGCTACCCAATCAGAACCAGACCAAACATACGATGCTTTTGCCATGTCATGCTCCCATCAACATAAAGGTCTCATTAAAGGTGCTACTCGCAACGGCAGTTGTAGAGATGTCAACATCTACCGAAGAGTCTACCCATATAGTTCCAGCAGCAAAAGATGACCCTGTTGGTTGGGTGCTCGCATAAATCACTGGAACTAATTCTTTAGAACGAGTAAAGATGTGACCACTTGCACTTACGTAAGTAACTTCTGAGTTACTAGAATTTTTAAATGTTGCAATATTTGCTGTTTGACTTGAAGCGGCTTTTACAGTCAATCCAACAACGCTAGTTCCACTAGAAGTGATTACTGATCCACCACTAAGAGAGACAAAGTCTCCGTATATCTTACCTAGACCATATTCAATATTGACAAGACGGTCTTTTAAAGTATCCCAAGTTATTGTGACTTGATCAAATTCGCCAACCCAACCACTATTAGTACGAATGGAAGTTCCTAGATTTGATGCGATTGCGGTTACTTCTTCTTGAAGACTGTTTACGTGCTCGGCAAGTACAGTGTCAGAAAAGTCCACCTTTGCGAGAAAGGGCTTTACCTGCGTTGGGTATGATGCTGTCACTGTGTGTTTCCTTCCAGACTTGTCAGTCTATTTTCTCTGGTTTGCCCTCTAATTACTTGCTAAACCCCATGGCTGTGGGTAATGTCTGCTTTCCCAGGCATCTGCTGCTCTAAAGATGTAATGCGTTCTTCGTGATTTTTAAGTTTGTTTGCCATTAGTAGGAGCGTGTCAGTAAGGTCAACTTCCTTAGTTCCGTCAGGCATATCATTTATTTTTAAATACGGAGTTAGAGAAGTAACAACTATTGAGTTATCCAAAGGTTTTACAAATATAACTTTGTTATTACCCTGGTTCCTGCCAAAAGCCCCAAACCACACGGGGTATTCAGGGTCTCCACCTAGGTAAGTTACCCAGACACCTTGCCCAATAACAGGGACCTGAGTGTGAATGCTAGAAGGTTCCATAGGCCAAGCCCAGTCTGTAATTTCATTACCTGTAGTCTGAACTTGTACTTGTAGACGTCGTTGACTTTCTGGGTCATTATTGTTCTTCACTACACCACGATAAACGCCGTAAAGTCGTTTAATTGGGTCCATTAAAGTTCGCCAAGACTTACGTTTGATTCAGTGAAACGAAATATTTCACTGGCAGTACCAGTAAGGATATTTAATCCACTACCGCCTTGACGGTAGAGAGTAGTAACTCGTGCAACCTTTACACCAGCAACTTGTGCAAGAACAAACTCAATATCTTGTGGGTATATGGTGTCTTGAAAGTTTACTCCAGTGTAACCAAACTCACTTAACAACTTAGATTTTATACTTAGTTCAAGTTCTGCAGTTGTGTATTGAGCAAGTTTTGTGTATTGAATTGCGATGATTACATCTACATAAGTAGGTGGCTGTATAGTGACTGTTGTCCCTAATAAAATTTTGTCTGCAAGGTAAGTTTCAACATCTTCTTTTAGACGAGTGTACTCTAGGGAAGGGTCACCTTCTTCATCAAGTCCTGGTTGTGGGTCTGTGTCTACTGAACTACGGCTTGGTGCAATGTGAACAGTTACCGAAGTCCACACATCAGCAATCGCGCTTGCCTTTCCAACACCGCTTACACCTAAACAGAGGTCTGCATAATCTTGAAGAGTTACTGCCCTGTTGTTTGCACGAAGCGAGATTGGTGCTGAAGTTCTAATCTGGTCTGTGCTTTCTGGATCAGAACCACCGATAGCAGTGAACTCATTTGTTACATCAATTGTGCTCTGTAATGCAGTGGTTTGTCCCTCTGTTAATCCAGGGACATAAAAGAAGGTCTCAAGGGTGCCCGTGGTTATATTACCTATTTCCCCTCCACCTACTGTGTACTTAGCACGAATCTCTGAGTAAGACGTTGGAATAACACCTGATATTCCATCACCAAAATTTACATACACAAAGTTGTCTTCGTCTAAATAAGTAGTAAATACAAGGTCAGTTGGACCATAGTCAATCAGATGTTGTACCTCTAACCATTTAGAAAAAACATCTCCATCTTGTACATAGATTTCAATTGATCCGTCTACAACGGGCGTCTCTCCTAGTTCAAAAATCATATTTGGTAATCCAGTGGATGTACCAATAAGTTCTCCATTTATGGTTGCGTTGTCAGCAATCAGAATGATAGAACGTCCTTCGTATGCAGTTGTGTATGCTATTCCTGCAACTCCTTCTAGTTGCTCTGGTACCGCAATATCATTTGCGGTTGTAAAGTAAACAGTCTCTACAATGTCGCCAGTGACTACAGTTCCAGACACAATAGTTCCAGCAGGTATTGTGACTTCGGTTTCCGATGTGTTTGTGAAGGTTAATGTTGTATACGCTTGACGATACCCAGCAGGGGCATAGCCGTATGTTTGAGCAATATTTAACACGCTTTGTCGCTGTGTTGCTGTGCTGATAAATGACTCATTAGCATTACGGTCAATGTAATAAGAAATCAAGTCTCCCATGTAAGCAAAGGCTTCTACAAGAGCAACGCCAAAGTCTGCTGGGTCTGATGCAGTCCATTCAGGTATTCTGTTTTGAATACGTGCAATTAGTTCAGAACGAATTGCATAGTAATCACGTCCTGTGTAGTCGATAGATACAGGGATATTAGATGCTGGTGTTACGCTCACAGGTTCTCCTCATACGGTGGAAGGTTTCCTCTTACAGTTACTATACCGATGGTGGTATCAACTACAAGATCATTAGGTAACTTATAAACAATTGTCACATTTATTACGTTTGTGTAAGAGTCAAAAGAACTGCTTACAGAGTCCAATGTTAATAGTGGAAGATGTTGATTAAATGCTTGGGTCGTTTCTATGGAGATCTCTTGCTCCGCAGCCTCCTGAGTATTGAACACGGAGTAGGGGATATTAGTCCCAAACTCAGGGCGCATTACTCTTTCCCTTAAGAAGGTACCAATAACAGACCGAACACGATCAGCCCAAATTTTAGATTGGTCACTTGTCTGTGTAACTTTTCCATAAGGGTCAATAGAAAACGGCAGTGCCATAGTCTTTTCAGCCATTATCTACCTACCCATCTAGTTGGAGTCACTTTAAATCCTCCAGCATTTGCGGTTATCAAAGGTGCTGGAGCATTAAGTTTAGTGTATGTTGGTCGACTTGGAGCACCTGTTGTTAGTTCTTGGTTAACATTTCGAACAGGCACTAGACCTGCCTGTGTTGGACGAGTAGAACTTGGCTTATTTGCACCGACTCCATCAGTCATACATGTAAAGTCAACTTGATAACGACCATCAAAAGTTAAAAAATGCATAGAGCGTTTTATGACCCAGAAGCCGTCAGTTGATTCACCCGTTCCTGTTATCTCTATAGTGCGGTAGGGAGCGATACGTGGGTCTCCTTGACCCGAACCCTCAGCGTAGATTGAGAAACGTGACAGTTGAGCATGAGCATCAACAATGGTCTGTGCCATTGCAGGACTTGCGGTAATTGAGCCAGGAAGAGTCTCTTTAAAGAGTGGATCACGGGTATCTTTTCGGAGTCCTCGACCAACAGAGTTGGGGGAAGATGTTACGGTGTAAGATCTACCTGTTACAGGATCAATACCTGAAAGACTCTTTTCTTTTCTTGTAAATGCACGGCTGTCAGAGAAATCCCCAAGACGTGGCTTGAATACGTCTAGCGTTTGAGGTAGTACTTCTGAATACGGATTTCCATAGGAAAGGTTAAAAGACATCACAGGGATGGTGGTCATGAACTTGTCTATCATAATATCTATAGGATGAAAATGAAGTTCTGTCTTGTTCATCTGTGCAACATACCCAAGACGAGACGCAAGTTCTTGGATCTTCTCCCAACGAGTATGCCCCGCTAGAGACTGTTGGTTAAAGATCATCTTGTGCGGAGTTACAAAAGGCTTTAACTTTAGGTTATTAGCAATTTCTGAAACAATGTCTGGTGCTGTCTTTTCTTTCCAAATCTTATTCCCGCCTTCTTTTAAGGCAAGGGAGGCGCCAATACAGCGAATAATTATAGGTCTAGAAAGACTTTGGTTTGCTGTGCTCATTCCATCATAGACGTACCCATAAAAATTTTCTGAGGTCTTATCATTACTCCATTTAATTTCAACAGGCACACCAGTCTTTAAAGATTTTAAATAGAAGTTGCTGAATCGTGGGTAAGTCAACTCTACGATGTCTTGTTTTCCAGCCTCTTGGTATATCTTTATGCTCTGAGGAGTAACTGTCCAAGTTGGAAAATTTGGAAAAATAACTTTAAACTTAGACCCAGTTCTATTTTGGACTGCTCTATTCACGAGGAATCCTTATCTGTGTTCCAGGATTTATTGCAAATGGGTCTAATATTTCTGGGTTTATATCAAGAATTTGCCACCATAAATCAGATGACCCAAGAAACTGTAAGGCTAGATCATCTAGGCGGTCTGTTTCTACCCAATCATAGTTAAAAAAAGTTGAGTAGTATGAAGGAAAATTACGTGACACAGTGAGTTGATAAGAGCCATTTCTTGCATCATATGCTTTGTAAATTGTGCCGTCTACATAACGGCTATCTAGAAATATCATAGTTATCGATTACCCGTCAATCCCGCTAATTTTGCTGGGTCTGATATCCCATACAGTTGACCATTAGTTCCGACTCCAGACCCTGTTGTTGTTTCAGGGCCATCATTCATTCGTGAGCAGGTTATCTTGACGCTGGAGAAGATAGGGACCATTCGGTCGTTAAACATTATGTGGTTAACCGCAAACTCTCCAATACGAACTCTATAACGCATTGCATTTCCTAAATGTAATTCTACAAATTGTGGACGCATCCATGCACGGTCTGCTGTACTCCCATTTAAACCCGAAACAAAAGTTCCAGAAGGACCATTGACAGTCTTAAAGAAGTACTCGAGGTCATACATTGTTCCTTTTTGATAGATTTCTTTCAAGTCTTCTGGACTCACATCAAGTGGATAAGGGCTTTTTGCAGAAGGTCTTAACCCAGTCTCGTCTAAATAATTAAAATCAGCAATACGATTTAATACTAACTCAAATGACACAGTGCTGGACATTAACGCGGTAGACACAACTTGAAACTTATCAAGTTGACTTGCTTGAAAGGTAGGGTCCATAGAATTCATTAGACCCCAAGCCATACTTACAGTGTTTGGGTTGTAGAGAAACTTAAACCCATACTTCTGTAAATCAAACTTACTATCCGCAAAGTCAGTACTGGTAAATGATTGCAAGAATTTTTTATCCATTTGGATAGTTCCACGTCCACCTTGAACTCCTTGCCAGGCTTGTCGTGCATCTGTAAAGTTTCCTTGGTCAACATGATTACCATCTAGTAACCGACTCTGTATATTTTCCATTCCAAAATAAGCAGAGTTAACCATAGGTGCGTTGTACTTATAGTCAGCAGAGAATGCTTTCTTTTCTCCTTTTGGCGCTGTTTTGTCTTTCTTTTTCTTTTCTTCTGCTGTTAACTTCTTTTTAGCCTCAGCCAGAGAAGTAGGAAAAAGTAATGGATTTGCATCTGTAAGTTGTTTTCTTATAGTCTTTATCTGTGCTTCAGCATTTGAAATTACAAGATTTTTTTTAGCCACTACCGCTTGGTGTGGCGCCAATAAAGATAAGATTTGATTCAAGGTCGTTGTGTCTGATCCACTTGGATAACCAGGCTCATTCTTATGGGCTCTGACGTAGGCATTATAAGCACTTTGATATTGGTTTACCAAGACCTCGGCTGCAAGCAAGTCTTTTGTTGCTGGACCAATAATTCTTTGAGTTATGTCAGTTATAGATTTGTTTAGTTGATTGTTTAATGCTTTCTTTTCATCTTCTGCTTTTTTAGCAGCACTACGCGCATTATCAGCCGCTCTCCATTTTGCAGTGTTGGCTTTATAATTTGCCTCAAATTCAGATTGAGTACTCACTATGAACTCCCCATTCTTGAAATCTCATTGTCGTTATCGAGGTAGGTCTTTACTAATTTTGCAAAGTGCATTGCTTCTTGCTCTGTAGCACGCTCAATTTTAAGAGTTACATTTACAGTATTGTTGCCTTGAGCAACCATTGGTGTAGTTGGCATCGAGGCACCGTAACCAGAAGTTCCTCCTCCACTAGGTCCACGATTAAAGTTGAACTTGTACGGGCTCTTTCCTTTTTCTCCTTGTACCCATGCAGAATTCTGAATATTCTTGAAGGTATCAGTGTATGGAACACCAGCCTTTAATCCTTCAAGAATAGCAGTGTAACCACGTTCATTAGCACGATTTCCTGTTAATGTTGCAAGGGTTGCAGCAACTCCTTGCTGTGAATCTACATATTTCTTTACTCCAACTTTGTTTCTACTGACAGCACCTGGCATATCAAGGGTTGTGTTTAGTGGGTTGTTGTTAACTGATGGATCAACTCTACCGCTTTCAAAACGAGCCCACTCAGTCATTGCGTAAATGTTGTCTTTTGTAATAGGTGCACCAGCAGAAGTTAAGAATGCTTTTGCCCATTCAGCCGCTCCTGGGCCCGCTGCACCAACAGCGTTAGTAGCAACAGTTGATTTAGCCGCTGGGGCTGTGCTTGATGTCCCTGTTTTACTTGATTTACTTGAGGTTGTTCCTAATAAATCTGACGATGTAGGGATGATTGATGCGTAAGCAATATTTAAAAGAGAGTTTGATGATCCACCAGACAGGTACTTGTTTGGATCTACTGGGTTGTTCTTTCCTTTACGCATTTCAAAGTGTAGGTGAGGCCCATCAACGTTTCCTGAATCACCTGACTTACCAATTCTTTGACCAAGTTTTACTGCTTCTCCAACTTTTACAGAACGTACACTTAGGTGTGCGTAGATAGTCTGTGTTCCATCAGCGTGATCAATCATTACTGAAGTTCCGTAGTCAGCATTTAAATCAACTTGTGAAACTACTCCATCAGCGTAGGCAACTGTTACTGGGGTTCCCTTAGCAACTGCGTAATCCATACCTGTGTGTGTTCCACCTGTTGACGCCCAAACTCCTGAGTTGTCAGTTGCACCATAGCCAGCACTGACTGCTGCTCCTGCGACAGGACTTCCTCCACCACTTCGACCACGGTTACCAACACCAAAAGATGCACCGTAGCCAGTTGTTCCACCGCCTCCGCTTGTAAGAAGTGAGACACCAGCAGTAGCAGCCGCAACTCCTCCCACTCCTCCAGTAACTGCCCCAATTGCAGGAGAACCAGCAATTAAAGCAACACCAGCGGCTTTCTTCAGGATGCTTGCAATTCCAGCACCAGCAGTTCCAATCCCAGCACCTGCGTTTGTTCCACCAACGCCACCAAGATAACCTTTTAGTTGTCCTAAAGGCTCAACAACGTTAGAAAGTGCCCTATTAAATGCTTCTACTGTGTCTGCTGCGTTTTCAAATCCTTTTATCATTCGATCTTCGGACTTAGTCATCAACGAAGTTTGTGAGGCGTTCATGCGACCTGCAGCAGTAAGGGCGGTGTTCTCGTTGCCCTTCATTGGCTTTGCTTTAGATAAGTCAGGATTACGACCAGATGCGATATCAATCATTGACTGGTACAAGATCTCTTGCTGTGCAGCATCAAAGCCCATAGTAGAAAGGTTGGCTCCTAGAGCACCCTTCTGGTATGAGCGACGCACATCTTCAGTAGAAACTTTTGCTCCACCAGTCATGTAGTTCATTAATTCTTTAGCAAGTTGACCTGTGGTCTTTTCTTTACCGCCTGCAGTCGTAGTGCTAATTCCATATTGGAATAAGTTTGCTCCCATACCACCAGACTGAAATCCAGCAATTGCTTGAGTAGCCGCAGCATTTTCCATCCCAAGATATTTATAGGCTCCGCCCACTTGTGCTGCTACTTGTTTGTAGTTTGCACTTCCTGGGGTGTACCCACGACCAGCCAGCATCGCAGCAACAACTGAGTCTGACCCAACGCTAGACAATCCGCCGCCCATAGCGCCAAATGTTGCACGCTCTAGTTGGTTGCGGTTGATCCCTGGAGCACGAAGTCCTGCCTGGTAATAGCCAACAGAACGCTGCAAAGTAAGTGCGACATCAGGAGTGGCAGCATATGCCCCCGCAGCCATTGAGAAGCCTGCGCCTACTGCACCAGTGGCTATTTGACCACCAGTACTTTGAGCAAAGGAACTGAACTTACCCATGCTCCTAGAGATAAGGTTGCCACCACCTGCAGCAGCACCCTCACCAAAATTAGCGCCGTCTGCTCCAGTACCTACTCGGTTGGAAGACTTACCAAGATTCATAGATCCACCAACGGTGCTTACTGCACCCTTGGCATCTTTGAGCGTCTTTCCTGCAACGATGTTTACTTTAGCAAGTGCTGCGTAGAGTTCGTTGACGTGCTTGGTTAAGCCAGTTACGCCTTCGGATAACGACTTAATATTCGCTACCATTTTGTTAGCCATCGTTAATCCTTTCTACTGGTGTAACTGGCTATCTCTAACCAATTCTTACGTTCTCTGTTAGTTAATTCTTTTATCTCTGTCAAGGTCCAACCCATGTATTCGTTGGTAAGTACTGACCATTCAGCCATTAGGCTGGTGTACGGGACGGTACTAGAATTGAAATAAGGTCCCGAAATTAACGGGAACAGATACCTCGCCTTCGCAATCAGGGCATGTGACCTTGACGTCATCAAATTGCGGTCCCACTAAACGCTTATTGATTGCCTCATTGATTTTGCGGCGATCTACAAGTCCTAGATTCTGTACTTGCAATTTGCTTAGTACTGGAGAGTTATCAATCTTCATGACTGTGTTCTCCAACATAATTGTACTTAATTCTGCTGCGCTCTTATCGGAATTAAGAATCATTTCTTTCTGTGTAATTCCTGTTGGAAGTTGAACAGTGAACGTATTCTTTTTTCCTTGTACTGTAAAAATTCGGTCATTGATTGGGTCTAGCAAAGACTTAACCTTTATGTCTTCATCGATGTCGATCTCTACTTGCTTTACATCTCCACAGCCAACACAGAACCCTGAGAGTTCTGCAGTCTTACCGAAGGTTGCTTTGAAGATGGCTAGTAGTAACATGTCTCTATCTCCAGAGAGAAGTTGGTCTAATAACTTCTCATCTGCCTTGTGGTTTCCCACACGAATAACTCCACGCTGCAAGATAGTAAGTACTGCTTTTCCAATGTTAGAAGCACGAGCAATCGCTTCTTCATCTGAACCATTAAGTTCTCGTACCTCTGCATCAGTAATGACCTCCCCAGCGGCTGTTAGATAGCCGCCAGGGAGAGTCAATGATGTGTCTGAAGGAGGAACGATGTTTACTTCTGATTGCTCTGGCGCTTCCGCCAGTGCAGAGTTGATCAAGTTATTAGCCAATGCGGGATTAGCCGCTGCACTTATTGTGTTCGTTGTCATCTTAGTCCTTTGTTAGAATGGTGCTGCTGAAGTAGTTGGGTTTCCTGCCCAGTTGACATCAAAGCCTTCGTGTACAAGTGTCATTTGTTCTACGAACAAAGCATTGTCACCAGCGTTGAGGTCAGAGTATGCAACTGCTGTTGGCCATGCGTTGTACACATGAAAACGCATTGCAGTGTGGTCTGTTGTTGAAGCGTTATCTCCTGTACCTGCTGCAGGAATTGGGTGTGATAAAACCTGGATCTCTAGATCGCAACGAAAGTTTTGAGCGGCAGTACGTGTAGAGCCACCAGCATTTACAGTTGCAAATAGATTACGCATCCAGTCCCAGTTCTGCTGAGTACCGAGGATTACACCACGTTGTAGTGTGATTGGTGTGAAAGTTGTCTGACCAGGAATCTGGTGGACTGTGGTGTTATACCCACCTTCACGGTAAGGAATAGAGTCAGTAGCAACTGACATTCCTGATACTGAAGTAAATCCAAAGGTTGCGGTCTTCAAACCAATGAGGGTTGTGTTACCTGTGTCCTGTGGAATGAATGTAACCAAGAAACGAAAGTTACGTAATGGATCTGTAACTAGCGTTGAACGGTTATTGATGATTGTTGCCATTTAGGTTTTTCTCCTTCGGATTAGTTCAGCGTCTTTTGGCTGAGGTCGATGACGATGAACTCTGCTGGGTACTGAAGTGCTACACCAACTTGGATGTGTACTTCACCATTTGCGATCTGCTGTGCGCTGTTGTTCTCTGCATCGCACTTGACAAAGAATGCCTGTGCTGGAGTTGCGCCACGAAGACCACCCTGGTTGCGATATTCGTTGAGGAACACGTTGAGGCTTGTGCGTAGTTGTGCCCACAAGCGTTCGTCGTTGTTTTCGAAGATTGCAAACTCAGTAAGATTCTTGAGGTTCTTACGGATGTAGATAAGTGAACGGCGCATGTTGACGTACTTGTTTGCTGTGCCGTCTTGCTTTAATGTACGAGCACCCATAACAGAAAGACCAGCGCCAGGAATCTGACGGATTGGGTTTACTGGAGATGTGCTTGCGTTCATATCGTCTAGGTCTTTTGAAGAGAAAGAACGCTCCATAGCAACGATTCCTTGAATTGCTGAACCGATACCTGCTGGAGCCTTGAACACTCCACGGCTTGCATCAGTTGAGAGGTAGAGACCTACAACAGAACCTGCTGGACCGATCTTGCGAAGGGCGCCATTTCCACGTCCTAGTGGGTCAGCAATGTACACGTGTGGGTAGTAGACAGCAGCATTGCTTGTGTCTGTCAAAGAACCAGCAAATGCAATTGCATTTGTAACTGTTTGATCTGCTTCTGTGTCAATAACAACAAATCCATTGTTACTTTCTGACCATGATGTTGCTGCATCAATGATGTCACCATCATTTGTCATGCCTGGTACTCCTGGAAGGAAGAATACAACTGGACGATCAAGAGGAGCAAAATCTTCAAATACTGCAGATCCTGTTCCCTTGTAGTCTGTGTAGTCATCGGCTACTGGAGTAGTCCCATTTGTTCCACCTGTCAAAGGATAGGTAGTTGATTCAGGAACACCAGCACCACTATCGCTAACTTCAATGTTTGGTGAAACGAGGTTGATGACTGTTTCTGCAAAGTCTGTAGATGTTGGGTCATTAAATACCACGTTCTCATAACGCTCAAGAAGGATATCGTCATCGATGTCACCTGCAACACCTGACTCTTTGAAAAGAGTTATTGTGTATGTTGACGCAACTGATCCAGCAGTAACAACAATACGAAGTTTAGTACCATCTGCTCCTGCGTTCTTAGAGGTGATAGTAGCAACAACAGCAGATCCTGATGTAAGGAGGTCTACTGATGCAGAGGTTGCATCATCAGCAAGAAGGCGCTTTACATAAAGTTCACGTCCTCCATTTGAAAAGAATGCGCCAACCTGGAAAGTGGCTGGGTATGAGGCGTTATAGCCTCCAAAGTTCTTAGTAAATTCATACCAAGATGAAACAAGCGTTACGGCTTCTGGTCCTTGTGCAAGAGGTGCAACAACAGCGCCAGCAGCATTAGCAGTAACACCACCTGATAGTGGTGCGGGTAGTAGGCGTTCACTGATGTAAACACCTGGGCGGCTATATGCCATTTCTTCTCCTAACTAGTTGGGTAAGGGTTCCGTATTATTCGGGTATAGTGAACTCGATAGGAGTAAACTGATTACGACCAGTAATTTGGCTACCGCCGTCAGTTGGACCTGTGACCTGAAGTTCTTGCACCTTGTAGAGTTTATTGAAGGTTGATGGAGCGATCTCGCTAGAGATACGAACCGTGATTGCGTTTACAAATAAACGCTTTCCTTGTTCTGTGATATCTCGTTTAGAAACATCAAGAACATCCAAGCGTCGATGAGTTCCACTTACAGTGTTTGGACCTGCAAGAAGTACAGCAAAACGCATTGGAATCTTTGTGTATAACAACTGCGCCAAGATCTGACGATCATGACGGGGTTGACGTGCATAGGTTGTAATTTGATAATCGATATTTATTGGGACAGGAAAATCCATGTCTTTGTCATGAAGATCAGTATCCCAAGCAGTGTCTACGCCAATAGTGTCAGGGTCTGCATAGTAGGCAGGATTTACTTTGCCACGATGAGCACGAGCAAAATCTTCTGCTATATCGATCATATCAATAGTGATATATGGGTAGGTCTGGTCACGAAGTTCTTGGTCAGGTTGCCCAAAATAAACTTGGACTTTACGTTGAGGCCCTTCGTCAGTAACAGACTTCTGATCAGTAACACTCATGTCCTTTAATAGATTACGAAGTGCTTCATCTTCATCAAATAAAAAACTCATAGGGAGTCCTCGATATGCTTGAAGAGGCGGTTAACAAGAAAGTTCTCTGGTTCAGCAGTCCTGTTTGCTGTGCGACGAATTGCAGCATTAGGTTGCTGACTTGGAGTTCCATACTCGTGGTTCATTGCCTCTGAATGGTGTGCCTTCTGCACATGAGCATCGAAAGACCCATCTTTGTGTGTCACAGTCATACCGCGAGCAATGTGCTCAGGCCAGTTGCTGTTGTGTGCTTCTGCACGAAGATGCGCTCCAACAAAGTGAGCGGTCTCGTTGCTTGCCTTGTTAATGGCAGAGAGTAGGTGTTGTTGCTTCACTTCTTTTTCCTGGCTTTCGCAACGGTTTTGCCAGCAACTTTTCCACCGACATAGCCTGCGATAAGACCAGTAATAATTGGTTGTTTGTCCTTGGGGCGGTAGCCGAAAGCGCCACGCATAAACTCTTCGACTTCATCTTTGCCGTTCAATTCAGCGGCACGCTCATACCAAGGCTTCCAAGCCATAATAAACCCCTTTATCGCAAGTAGTGGGAACTACACAGAACACGCATGTGTTTCTGATACTGCAATGATAAATGAAAAAACCACCCGTAGGTGGCTTAGTCATTACTTCTTTTTTGCTTTGGCTTCTCGTTTATCTTCAGCCTTCTCGCCCTTCTTGCCTTCCTTGGCTTCGTGGGCTTTCTCTTTGGCTTTGATCTTCTTTACATTGGCGACGTCCATCTTGCGATCGTCTTCCTGAGACTTAGGCTTGCGGTGCTTCTTGTCCATCTTCTCAAACATCGCCTTCTGCTCTTTGTCTAGACCTTTGGTGGTCTTGGCATCCTGCTTGGCGTCGTTGGTCTTGTTGTACTTCATTACATGCCCTTTTTCTTGTTCATAGTCATCTTTGGTGCCTGACCTCTTTTGAGGGCTTTGAAGTCAGCGCCAGTGATCTTGTCTGTTGGCTTTGCAGCCCCAGCGATCTTCTTCTGCTTAGGAGTAAGAGTCTTCTTTATCACTTCTTGTCCTTCTTCTTCTTAGTTGGTTTACTTGTAGCCTTTGCAAATTTCTTATTAGCAGAGGCAAGAGTCTTCATGCCGTGCTTGTCTTTAGGCTTCATGCAGCCACAGGTGGCACACATTACTTCTTCTTCTTTTTCATGCCTGCCTCAGACATCGCAATAGCAACAGCCTGTGACTTCTTTTTAACTATTGGACCTTTTTTAGATCCGCTATGAAGTTTGCCTTCTTTGTACTCCTTCATAACTTTTTCTACTTTACCTTTTTTTGCTGGCATTAACTATCCTCCCAGTCGGCATCTTCCTCGTCTAGGGCGTGCTTGTCGTAGTCGAGGTCATCTAATTCTACAGCCTCCTCTTCAAAGAGGTCTGGGTCTAATTCTGTCTCAAAATCTTCCATAGTAATTTCCTAGTTTGTAAGGTCCTGAAATTGTGGATCATTAACAAGTTCTTCAGCATTAACCTGGTTGCAGTCGATAGTAACAACTGAGTAGCGTTCTTTATAAAGACCACGAGGAATAACACGGGTAGGAACGAACACGGCGTCGTGGAATACGACACGGTCTTTGATGTGTATTGTTGGGTCTGTGATCATTGCTGGCAGAAGTCTATTGATATCTGTTACAGCAATTACTAGGCGCAATGTATCTGTGGTGTAGTAACCACGCTCATTCATTATGTTAGTACCACGAAGTTGTTGCGCCATAATAACTGGCAGTTTAAAGGGTTCATTCCAGCGACGACCCTTGCCATCTTCCTGGTTAGACACGTCGTAAATCGGATCTACCCAGTTACCGTAGTCTGCAGCAAGGGCGGCATCATCCCAGATCCACCAGTTGACCTCTGTACCTACAGGGTCACGGAGTTCGTCAACGATGCCTTCATCCATTGACATAGTCTCGTAGTCGATCTTGAAGCGACCCTGTACCTTATTACCACGCATGGTATGGATTATCCCCTATCGTTACTGAGAAAAAAGTATTAAGGGGCGATTACTCGGAGAGAGGTGCCTCTGCAGCGATACGTGCTTCCATCATTGCAGTGTTCTCTTGAGATATACCGATCTCATATAGGTAGTCAAGAGTTGGTGGAGTAAACACTCCATCTGCGTAGGTTGAAAACATTGTAGGAGCGGTTTCCCCTACCCATACAGCATCGTCGTAACCGTGCTCTTGCGCTACAGCGTCAGCAAGTTCTTCATCTTGCGTTGCAAATACAGCAACATTTTTTACTACGCCGTCTTTAATAAAAGCATAATGTTGTTCCATAAAATCTCTCCTTATGTCCAGTAGGTAACTCGTGCATAGCCTGACCCACCTGCACCACCTGAGAAACCGCTGCCACCAGAGTAGCCACCACCACCACCGCCACCGCCAGTATTTGTAGTTCCTGCTTCTCCAACAGCACCTGACGCGCCATCGCCTCCTCCTGATGCGCCAGAACCTACAGCGCCAGTTCCACCTGTACCAGAGTAGCCACCACCACCACCGCCTCCATACCCATTTATTCCAGCACCACCATTACCAGAGAAATATGCACTGTCCATACACCTTCCTCCAGCACCTCCTTGAGAACCTTTTCCTCCCTTTCGGCCTGCGGTTGATCCTGATATTTGCGGGTTTTGTGCTGTATCAAGAGGTGTTTGTCCTGCTCCACCGCCTCCAGCACCAGCCGCTGAGCCACCACCGCCACCGCCTGAGCCACCGTTATTTCCAGCAGTTAAATAAGTTCCACCTCCACCGCCACCGTAAGCGATTGCTAGTGATCCAAAACTTGTGTTTCCACCATTACCGCCATTTGAAGAGTTACCACCGCCGCCAGCAGCAGCGACAGTCACCGTGTAAGTTGTACCAGCAGTTACAGCAATAGTCTTCCAAAGAACTCCGCCACCGCCGCCACCGCTACCTGATGAGCCTCCAGCAGAGGGACCTGCAGCACCGCCGCCGCCGCCGCCTCCACCACCGACAAGGAATACCTCCACAGTTGTGCAGTTAGAAGGAACGGCAAAGGTAGTAGTACCAGTAATTTCAACTACTTTTTGTGCCTTACCTGTTGCATAAGTTTGGACAGAGGTATTGATGGCGCTAATTGTAGGGACAGCCGCAGCAACAGCAGTTGCATTTTGCGATGCCGTTGGAACAGCAGCAGCAACAGCAGTTGCGTTTTGCGATGCCGTTGGTACTACTGCAGCAACGGCCGCAGCGACATCAGAGTTTTGTGGTCCTACTCCAGGAGTTCTTGATATAGACATTAAGAGATCTCACTTCCAAAAGCCTGAAAAGTTAATGAGCCAGATGTTCCACTTCCACAGACAATGAAGTCAACAGTTCCAGAGGTACTAGACAAAGTGATTCCCAAAGTAAATGAAGTTGTTGAGTTAGCAGGGCATGCAACAGAATGAGCAATTGCATTTGAAGTTCCTGCAGATCCCCCACCTTTTACTACGTATAGGAACGCATTCGCAGCCGCACCTGTGGTGTTGGCGATGTTGATCGTTGATACGATAGTCGATGTTGAGGTATTTGGTACTTGGTAGAGAGTAGTACTAGTTGAAGTAGTAGGTACTCCTTGACCAAGAATCTTATATGTGGTTGCCATAAAACTCCTTAAGGATAATGTTTAAATTATCGCTTGTTTGCAGGGTTTGTGTTGCCTAAAGATTAGCCGATGTTGACCCATTGAACTACCCAAACTTTATGGCCCATAAACTCAATCAACTTAGTGGCTGATTTGCTCTTAGAGGATAAGTCCAGATACCTCTGGTGATAGGGGTACTTACACAGGAAGAGTTTATTATGGCCAAGTGCAAATGGGACCAGAGTAGGAGATTCTCCTAGGTACTTGACTAGGCCGTCTAGCACCCCTAGCCAGTGTGGATGCAGGATATCGTCAAGGATGACTACTCCACCATCTGCCACATACCTCTCCGCTAGTCTCAGATCATTAAGGGTGTGAACCTTGGTGTGCCCACCATCGATCGAGAAGTAACGAATAGAGCCTGCTGGGATTGTTTCCTCTAGTTCATCTTGGGTCTTGCTGGAAGTAGAATCGCCCTTAATAATTTGGATTCCTTCTCCAGCAAAGGCATCATACTTATCGATGTAGCCTTTGAATATACCTTGGCGTGCCTTGTTGGTTCCACTGAAATCTACATTGAGATCCTGATCTTCAAAGATATCGATACCGTAAGAAGGCTCCGCCTTGTCGAGCATAGCGCGTAGGAGTAAGAAGAAGCGTCCCATGTAGACTCCGAGTTCTGCAACTCCTCCTTCTTGATTCCATTCAACATCTTTTATCAACCGCAAAAATTCTGGAAGATCAGCAAGTACCCAACCAGGAACAGATTTAAATCCTTCTGTTAAGTATTTGTCAAAAGGGTTGTTCTCTGCAGTTGACTCATAGGACATTCCTAGTCGGTCCATGTTTTCTTTGATAGCGTTACGATATAAGTCTGGAAGATTCTGCTTGAGTAAATTTTGAAAAATAGTTTGACTTTCATCTTGTCGTCCTACCCACCACGCAGCAACTGCCTTTTCAAAGGGAAGAACAAAGTCGCCAGCATAATCAACATCAACTGGAAGTGGGAAAAATATAGATGGAAGATTTTGAATACCTACTTCAGCAGCAGTGTAAGCCTCTTGCCATTTCTGGTTTCGTTCGTAATAACGAGCAAGTAAGAACCACGCCTCTGGACGTTTAGGGCTGTAAGCAATTGCCTTCTCCATTAAATTGCGAACAGTATTCTCTCTTCCTTTCTGGTTCTCAAAACAATGTGCAGCCTTTAAAAGAGATGCATAGACATGCTCTCCATGAGTGTAGTAGCCGTACTCAGCGGTACGAAGATAGAAAGAGACAGCAGAGGCTGTCTGTCCAACACGCTCATACTCCACAGCAATTCTTAGGCTTAACCATGGATTAAATGGGTCATTTGATAATTTAACAATTAGATCATTTATCGACTCATACTGCACCATAAGAAAGCGCCTCCTCAATCATTGTGGTTACCAATTGCTGTGGTACCTCTAGAACAAAAGCGGCATTATCTTGGAAGCCAAATCCAACAACTAAATTATCCTCAACAATTGCTGCTCCACAAACAAACTCAATCTGACCATCAAGAAATGACCAAGACTCTGGTGATATTCCTATGAGAGTAAATTTCTCATCCCATACACACAGGCGATGACGGTATGTTCCGTTCTTTTGTTTTAGGTAGTTCTTAAACAAAACTACCTCATGAGTAATAGCGATGTAATATTTCCCCCACTGCAGAACTTGAGAACCACCACGTTGGTCTGTGGGTGGCTTTACATTTTCAGTAACAAATAATTGTTGAGATTTACCTGTCTTTGGGTCTGCCTTGACTACCTCTGTAGGAGAGGTCCACTTGATATATTGAAATGGGCGATCAAGAATTGGCATCCAGTTCTTTTCGCAGTAGGAGTCTTTATCAATAGGCGCTTCAATACGAATACGAGAGACCTCTTTAGCAGTCCAGTTCTTTTTATCAATCTCTAACTCAGATAATTCCATACGTCCTTGACCGTTAGTAGTTGTGTCACGGCGAACTCCCGTGGCGTAATACTTACCATGCCATTTAACAAGACGGGCATCTTCTTCTCCAACGAATGTCCAGATGGGTTGTACATCTAACTTTGTCGTGTCTATTAGTGTGTAGTCGGTGATGTTGTACTCTTTGTCTAGACGACACAAGAAATTCTGCGTAACAAGACGCTGGTCTTTCTCAGGATGAAGGTACGACAATGGTCCCCAAATACTTGGAAATCTTTGGGCATTCTCTGAATGGTAGAGGGTGTAATTAATATGGCGAAGAATGACAAGAAGTTCTCCGTCATCATCTACGAAAGGGGATGGGTTCATTAACCCAGTACCACCTGTTACTGAGGCGGGTATGATTAGAGGGCGAAGTTTTCCGCCATGTTGTACCGATTTTTGTACCAGATTCATGGGGGGAAGTCTAGCGGTAGTTCTTGTGGCTTGCGAGTTACTCTTCCTAAATTGTTCCTAAATTGTCAGGGTTGTTCGATTTCTACCCAACTCAAGGTCGTTTCATCCCAATAACGTGCTTTACCCTCTGTTGGATACGGAATTGGTGGGTCCCATATCCAGGTGTCTTCGTTAAATGCCCAAGATGGATACGGTTGAGGGGGAATAAAAACATCTTTAATTGGGTCGTAGGTAAAGTTAATTCCTGCGTATTGCTTGCGAAAATTTCCATTGTATGAAGTTTGTATCCAAGTACCACCAAAAAGATTGACGCAAAAGTCAATACCTTTTTGTTCAGATTCATCTCCATTTTCATCAAGTAACTCGTTGTTGTGTACAACAATTACCTGCCGAACTGTATTTGTCTCATCTAATTCTGCGAAGTGTGCCATTAGAAAGTTATACTCCCGCTTCCTGTAAACTGGTAAATTTTATTTCCATTAGCAGTTGTAAATGTTGGAGAACCAGTTGTTGCAGTAGCGTTTGCTTGTGCAGATGGAAAATAGACATACACAACACCTGAGCCACCGTTACCGCCACCACCATTGTTGCCAGCACCGCCACCACCAGAACCAGTGTTTACTCTACCCGCTTGTCCTTGTAGACCTGTTCCACCACCAGTACCACCAGAATATAAACCTCCAGTAGAACCCTGATAATCTTGTCGGCATCCTCCACCACCACCGCCAGCAAAGTAAATAGTACTTCCGTCTATTGAAGTATTAACTACAGGCGCACCTGATGTGAACACATCACCCGCTGACGCTGCTCCACCACCACAACCAGAATAAGTACCAGCACTACCAATACCACCAGTTCCACCTGGATACCCTTGAAAAGCACCACCACCTGGGTAACCACCGTAATTACCTACACCAGAACCTGAACCGCCGCCGCCACAGGCGCCATAACCACCCCACGAAGCGTTTCCTACTGCACCAATACCACCTGCATAGCCTACTGCACCAGCAAATCCAGAGTTTCCACCTCCTCCGCCAACTGTGACAGTGTATGTAGTTCCAGCCGTAACATTTACGGAACTTGCTGCATAACCACCAGCGCCACCGCCGCCACCGCCAACAATCAATGATGGTGCAATAACTCCGCTTGCTCCACCAGAGCCACCACCACCAACCAGCGCATAATTAACGCTTCTAGGGGCAACAGGTGTTACTGAGTTAGAAGAACCTGAAACTGCAGATCCGTTTGCGTTAGTTGCCGTTACAATAAATGTGTATGCAGTTCCGTTAGATAAACTTGAAACTGTAATCGGTGATGCGCCTGTTCCTGTTGCTCCGCCAGGAGATGCTGTTGCTGTATATGTAACAGTCTTGCCGCCAGTTGCACCCGCTGTGTAGGCAACTGTTGCTGATGCATTTCCACCAGTAGCGCTACCAATAGTAGGAGCCTGTGGCACTGTAGTTGCAGTAATGCTTGCAGTTGCGCTAGACGCAGTACTTGTGCCAATAGCATTAGTAGCAGTTACGGTAAATGTGTATGCCGTTGCTGAAGCAAGGCCCGTAACAGTCAGTGGTGATGATGCACCAGAGGCTGTAAATCCACCAGGACTGGATGTAACTGTGTAAGAAGTAATAGGTAACTTGCCATCAAATGGAGCGGTAAAAGTTACAGTTGCTGCACCGTTGTTATAAGCACGACTAGTACCCACATCTGTTGCAGTACCAATAGTAGGGGCATTAGGTACTGTCTTAGTTGCAGAGGCTGCAATAAAGGGACCTAGACTCATGCAACAAGGTCTCCGCTTACTGTAAAGGTATTAGTCCCAGTACAAATAATTGCCGCCATACTATATTGGGCTCTTAATTTTAACCCAGGTGTGGAGGTGATAGTCACACCGCTTGCCACAATCGTTGTCTGTCCTGCACCGATCTGTTGAGCATAAATTACTTGACCTGTAGTAAATGTTCCAGAAGGTACTGTCAAGTTATTTGCTGTTCCAACGCTCATAGTAACAATCTTATTGACATCTGATGCTTGTATTTCATATGAGGCCGTTTTAGCATTAAATACATAGGTAGGAAGAGTTCCAGTAGTGCCTTGAGTTCCTGTACCAGTTGTTCCTTGGACTCCTTGGACTCCTTGAACTCCTTGGGCAGTACCGACAGACTGCCATACGGTTCCTGTCCAAATCCAAGTACGTCCTGAATAGGTGTAGGTAGTTACGTCAGGTGTTAACCCCGTTGTTGGAAAATCAATAGGCATTATTCTATTCCTGGTCCTACTATGGGCATTTCATCAATGGGACTAGTGGATTCTTTAGGAAGTTCCCAGGTCTGTTCCTGTTCGTTCCATATATAGAGGTTATCATAATCAGGACGTTCCTTGGGTGCCTTCCACTTACAGGTTTCTTCATCTAAGGTCCAAGACTCAAAAAGTTTTGGAGGTATAAAGGCGTCATACACCTCGTCGTAGGTGTACCCAATACCAGCATAGTTCTTTCGAATATTGCCATTGTAAGAAGTTCTAACGCACCTTTGTTCCCGCTCTTGTGAGTAGTACAACTCCCAGTCCTCTATCCCATCGATTACTTCGTCTTCATTTCTTCCAACGATAACTTCAACAACAATATTATTTTCATCCAAAAATGCATAATGTGCCATTAGATAGTCACCGTTCCTGTTCCTGCTGTAAATCTATACACCGTGTGTCCAGTAATAGATGTCTTTGTAAAAGTTAGTCCTGCCCCAATAGATGCTAGGTCTGGGTATGTATTTGGAAAGCGAAGGACAACAATACCAGAGCCACCAGGTCCACCAACATCAGAGTGACCACAGCCTCCACCACCAGAACCAGTGTTTGCTCCACCTGACCCGCCAATTCCTTGTCCAGTAGCGCCTGCATTTATTGCTGTTTGTGTTGCTGCATTAAGTCCACCAGTTCCAATAACGCCCACTGTTCCTGACGCAAAACACCCACCGTTGCCACCGCCACCTTGACCGCCGTTACCACTTCGTGCTGGAGAACCGCCTGCACCTGGGTTATATGCGCCTCCCCCTCCTCCTCCAGCCCAGTAATAGCCTGTTCCTAGTATGTCTGAATAAATTCCATTGCCAGCATCTCCAGGATAGTTTGCGGTATTTCCAACAGCGTTTGTTGCAGCACCTCCACCGCCACCGCCCATAGTCACATCGTTTGGTCTATTTGCTGTGCTTGATGCTCCATTGTTTCCAAAACCACCACTTGCAGAGGTTCGTTGCGTTGCAAAGCCGCCTCTTGCTCCATTGTTTTGGGATCCACCATGACCACCGCCAGATCCTCCGCTTGCTCCGCTATTGTCGGCATAGTTTGCTCCAGTACCTCCACCAATTGCAACTAGGTTATAAGAGTTGCCAACAAAAGAAGAGTTTACTCCGTTTACATTTGTCGCTCCTCCACCACCTACGGTCAAGGTAAAAGATGAACCTGTTGTCAAGTTGCTATTTCCTAATATAACTCCGCCACCACCGCCGCCACCACCTACATAAGAACCACCACCTGCGCCACCAGCAACTATTAAGTAGTCTACTGGTCGTGCAGGAACAAGAGTTAATTCAGGAACAGTGAATGTTCCAGTACCAGCAAGAAAGTGATAAATTTTGTAGTTTCTAAAAAATGTCTTATTAACAACTAAACCTGCAGAAACAATTAAATCTGGGAAGTATTGCGGGTACCTAATAATGACGGAGCCCGATCCTCCATGACCGCCTTTATTATTGGCGTTGTAGTGTGATCCACCGCCACCTCCTCCACCAGTTCCTACTCCTCCATTTCCTCCAGGAACATTAGCCCAAGAGTTTATGCCTCCACCAGAAGTGTTTTCTCCAGCGGTATACCCAGCACCACCAGTTCTTACACCAGTACCGCCTGCACCACCGCCGCCTGCTCCACCGTTACCCCCCTCACGGGAATATCCAGCACCAGCACCCCCACCAGCCCAGTAGTAATCTGTTCCTAGTATTGAGTTTAAAATTCCTGCTCCACCATCGGCTTGGTTTGATCCAGACGCTCCAACAGCCCCAGCCCCACCACCTCCGCCTGAGTAGTATTGCCCACTACATGTTCCTCCAGCATTTCCAAGGCCGTATCCAAAGGTAGAACTTTGATTTGATAAACCATTTCTTCCAGTATTTCCATCAGAATACCCAGATGCTCCGCCACCAGAACCTCCAGCAGCAGCATAACCATTTAATGGAGCGTATCCAAAATAAGATGAACCACCATAGCCACCGCCTCTAGCGGTTAATCCTCCAGCAAGTGATCCAAAGAAAGATGAGTTCGAACCACTTGTTGCTGAGATAGTGTATGCATGAGCAGCAGGTTGACCATCTGTCCCTGCTGCTGGTGCGCCAGTTCCACCAGCACCGACTGTTACGCTGTATGTGCCTGCTGCAAGGGCTGTGTTACCAGAGACATAACCTCCAGCACCGCCACCACCGCCCATATCCATTCCACCACCACCACCGCCACCAACAATTAAGTATCCAGCGGGTATTGCATCTAGTCGTCCTTGAGAGGCTGAATAGTTTTGTGCAACTTCAGTTGCAGAAAGTGGCTTATTGTAAACTTTTACATTGTCTATATTTGCAAGACCTGCAGTGTATGCCTCAAACAAAGTTATTGCAGAATTTCCTGCAACTTTTGGATTTGTTACAGCAGATGTTCCGATCTGTACACCATTGACGTACATTGTTGCAGTACCACCATTTTTTGTAACTCCAACATAATACCAAATATCCATTGCAAACTGTGTTCCACCAGTGTCTGCTGGCGCGTTCTCTGCTAAGTCTGCACTTGAGTTTCCAGCGTCGTATCTCCAGTGTATTTTTCTTTCTGATGGGTATCTCCAAAGTCCTGGAGATCGGTCTGTTCCAGCAGGTGAATACCCAAATATTCTTTGCCAACCACCGTCTGTTGCTTGTGGGTATGTTGTTGTTGAATTAAATTTTATATTAAAAAATAATGAGTGTGTATCTGTATTTAGAATTGATGTTGATGGACTAGACCAAATATTCCCAGAACGTAGTCCTTGTCCAGGATTTAAAAAGGTTGCATCAGATCCTGTAAAGTTTAATCCACTTGGGCTTAAGTCATACCAGGTTGTTCCATACCCTGGATAGGATGCTGGATTTGCTGAGTCTAATAAAAGAACAAGACCATCTGTAACAACTTGTGACCAATCCTTGCTTACTGTTAAGTTGTACTTATCATCTGTATCCCAAACACCATTTGTTTTAGTGTTATTAGATGAGGAAACTATCTTTGGTCCTCGTATTCCTCCATTTTGCATTAGACGCCAAACCTGCCTTTCAATGCTTGAAAAGTCTGTGCAACTTCTGTATCTGATAGTTCTCGTGTGTATAACAAAAATGCTCCAATATTTCCTTGAAAAGATCCCGCATAACCACTACCTATGTTTGCAGTTGACACAGAAGTAACTGCAATTGGATATGAGTTTGCAGTAGAGGTTCCTAATACTCCATTTTTATACCACTTAATAAAACTAGGACCTCTTGTTAATGTGATTACCGCTGTTTCATTTTGTGCGACTGTAAACGGAGAAATTGTTCCTTGATATGTTGCACCATTTCCCCCACTTGTTCCATGGAAATAATTGAAGTCTCCACCAATTTCATGCGTAATAGTTCCGTATCCTGCATACTCATGGTTATACGGATTTCTTCTAACTCCATCTGCCTCTGATGGCATTAAGACCATCACGATAGTTTGTGCCTGTGCCATATTTAACCCCGTAGTGCTAAACGAACCAACAGAGGTTGATCCATTAAACACCATATTAGGTTTTGAATAGGTGGTAGATGTTAAGGTCAATGGCCTATTGGAGACGGTGCTGTACCAAGTAGCCCCTGATCCAGGATAACTTGAGACGTTGTCTCCCAGGTACATCACTGCTAATCCAGAGGATACAACTTTTGGCCACTCTACTGCAGACTCTAACATCTGCTGTTGTCGTAGAGATACTACCCCTGCGTTGTTATAGGTACCATCCATCCCAATGAAGGATCCATATCCACGGTCTTCTTTTGACATAACTACGCAAGTATTTCATAAGAACACACTGCGTGTAAATAGGAGTTAATTGACCCAGTCACCCTCAGTGAATCGCCTTCTTCTAAATAAATAGAGTTTGTCTTATCAACAGTAACTAAAGTTGCTCCTGCTGGAACAGAGATCACATGCGCCAGTTTGTATTCAACAGAGGACCTAAAGATACTGACGTTTACTGTGGCTGCTGCGGTTCCATTGATATTTGCAATTGACAATGTGTTTATTTTTACAGCAGTTCCGCTACTTCCTGCGTTTGAAACTATGTCAGTAGGAGTCGTTGTTACCGCCAAGACTGCTGTCTTAGCGGTGAGTGTTGCTATGTTTACTATATTTGGTGCTGCCATTTTAGCCTCCGAGGACTAGTGTCATTGCGATTATTTTACTTGCAGGTTGTAATGCTCCAGACGTTCCTTGTGCTCCATCTGACCCTATAAATCCAGCAGTTCCCTGTGCTCCCGTTAACCCAATCAAGTTATCATACGGCTCAAACCAAGCAGTTCCGTTATAGATAAATGTACGGCCATCTTCTGTGTTGACCCATGCATCTCCTGAAGAAGGAGAACTGGGAGCAGTACTAGATAGAGTGTACTTTCCGATAACTCCTTGAAGGCCCTGTAGTCCTTGAGTACCCGCACCTGTAGTTCCTTGAGTTCCTTGAACTCCTTGGACTCCTTGGGTTCCCGCACCAGTAGTTCCCTGCGCTCCTACCAAAATAGGTAGCCAAGTCGAGGTGCCAGTATCGTAGTACTTAAGTTGGGACATAAACTAGGGTCCTATCTTGACCTGAGGGTATAGAGCATTATACTTCTACTTAAAGTCAATTTTCTTGGTTAATTTGTCAAGGGCGGTTACTGGGTAATCTCTACCCAACTCAAGGTTGCTTCATCCCAGCGATACGGATTGCCATCTGCTGGGTATGGGATTGGTGCTTCCCACTGGCAAATATCTTCATTTAATATCCAAGACGGGTATGGTTGAGTTGTATAAAACGCATCAAGAATTGGGTCATAAATAAAACCGATACCAGCAAAGTTTTTACGGATAGTTCCATTGAATGAAGTTTTAATCCAAGTGCCACCAAGGTTGTCTATTAACCAAGCGTAACCCTCATCAGGTTCATTGTTATCACCAACAGTTATTCGTATTACGATACTGTTTTCGTCTATTTCAGCCCAATGTGACACTGCTATCCTCCTACCTGTGACCTTGTATAACGGACTATGCAAATACCTTGGAACCCACTACCTGAATTTTTTCTAGAGGCCGCGACTCCACCTGCTCCACCACCGCTACCGTAATAAGTAGCATTACTTCCAGCAGCCTGATAGTCACCACCGTTACCACCACCACCTGAACCGCCAGTAGTTCCAAAGGTAGAATATCCTGCACCACCGCCACCGCCAGCAAGGGTAAGTCCGAAGAATGTTCCACCAGCGCCGCCATTGCCAGGTACGTGACCTGTTGCCGCTGCCCAACCGCCTCCACCGCCGATACCACCGCCGCCACCGCCGTCGCCGTTGTAGCCTTTACCACCACCGTTGCCTTGCCCTGGTGCTGGGGAACCTCCATAGTTTTCATACGGTCCACTACCGCCACCACCAGAACCACCATAACCGCTTTGACTATTATTTCCGCGTCCACCACCACCACCAACGGCTGTAGTTACTCCAGTACAACTAGAAGCGTTGCCAGAAATACCACCTCCGTACTCGCCAGGATTGCCACCACCGCCACCTCCAGCACCAATAACAATAGATGCGTTAGAAGAAAAAGATGTGTCTCCGTAAACAACTCCTCCTGCACCGCCGCCACCGCCAGCATCACCGCCTCCGCCACCTCCTGCTACAAGGAGAATAGTTGCTGAAATTGGTCCAGAAACTCCCAAAGTGCCATTGCCAGTAAATGTTCGGTAATAGTAAGTCGCATCAGATGTGAGCGTTCCGCCAGTAACTACAGGAATAGGAACAACAGGAGTTACAGAGTTAGATGCAGCAGATGCAATTGAGGTTCCATTTGCGTTAGTTGCTGTAACTGTAAATGTATAAGCAGTTCCGTTTGTAAGACCTGAAACTGTAATTGGGCTTGCACCTGTACCAGTTAATGAACCTGGAGAAGATGTTGCTGTATAAGTAGCAGCCTTGCCGCCAGTTGCGTTTGCTGTATATGTAACAGTTGCTGATGCATTTCCGCCCGTTGCAGTTCCGATAGTAGGTGCTTGTGGAACAGTTGTCGCGGTAATGCTATTTGATGCAGAAGAAGCCGCAGATGTTCCTATTGCGTTAGTAGCAGTTACTGTAAATGTATATGAAGTAGATGAAGCAAGGCCAGTAACAGTCAGTGGTGATGAAGCCCCTGATGCTGTAAATCCACCAGGTGAACTTGTGGCTGTGTAAGAGGTGATAGAAGAGTTACCGTTATACGAAGGAGCGGTAAAAGTTACAGTTGCAGCGCCGTTGTTATAGGCGCGAGAAGTTCCTACATCTGTTGCCGTTCCAATAGTCGGCGCTCCAGGTTTACCCTTGCCTGAACTTGCAACAAGGCTTCCTACAACTCCAGTCATTAGGTCAGGCCATTTCCGCTAATCATCCAGGTAGTAGATGCGATCTTGACTGCAGTCGCTATGCCGTATGCAGCAAGTGTACGAGAGCCTGTAGTTCCAGGACCTGCTAGATACATTGTGTCAGAAGTAATTGCGATAGTCGTAGTTGCACCAACGCCAGAAATAAAGGTTAATGCAGTTCCTACTGGTAAGGCTAGGTTAGTGTTTGAATCAATTGTAATTGTACGAGTAGCAGTTGAGTAGATGTGCTTTCCAGCATCTGCCACTGCGACTGTGTAGGAGCCAGTAGTTGTAGAGTTTTGAGGCAATCCCATAAACCCGATACCACTGGCGGCTGTAGTTGTTGTTCCATCTACAACTGAATTTGCAGTAATTGTGTTGCTAAAGTTATTTGTACCAGTCCAGGTATTGTTGGTGCCTTGTATCGCTGCACCTGAGGTTCCTTGGGCTCCAGTCTCTCCCTGGGTTCCTGTTGCTCCTTGGATGCCTGTAGTTCCTTGGGTTCCTGTTTCTCCTTGAGCACCTGTAGTTCCTTGAGGGCCAGTCTGAGCATCTGCAGTGGTATCAAGCCATAAGACACTCTGACTAGTGGGGGCAGTTGCAGCAGAAACTACTCCCTGTAAACCTGTTTCACCTTGAATTCCTGTTTCGCCCTGAGTACCAGTCTCTCCTTGAATTCCTTGTGTGCCTGTAGTTCCAGTTTCTCCTTGGATACCTTGGGTTCCTTGAATGGAGTACATAACCTGTACTGCTGTAACAATAATTGAAGGAACCGCAGGAGATACAGGGGATGTTCCTGCTGGTAATGACTCTACTGTTAACTGGGTACTTGTACCTGCCCAATAGATCTGAACTTGCTGTCCTGCTGTCGCTGTTGCTACATAGTTAATAGTAATGACTTGACGGTTAGGAATACTCGCTGATTTACGAGGCGGTAAGTCTATCTCTGTGGCTGAATCAGGGTAATCAACATTGTTGGTCTTTAACCAGAAGGTTGCCCTTTCCACAGAGTTAGCAAGATTTGTAATCTGGATAGAAAATGTAAGGCTGTATGTACCAGCATATGCAAAGGTAATTTGGTTACCATTGACGATGCTCACGCCATTGTTTTCAGAGGTATTACCGAGTGCAATAACTTGCGCGGTTGTAGCACTTACCAATGGCTGGTCTGTTAAGTCAAAGAATGAGCCGTAATACCCTAAAGCACCGCCAGCGCCAGTATTACCTGTTGTACCTTGAACACCTTGAATAGACAGGCCCTGAGTACCTTGTACACCAGTAAGGCCTTGAGTACCAGTTGCTCCTTGGATGCCAGTTTCACCCTGGGTACCCTCACCTGTAGTTCCTTGTGCACCTGTAGTTCCTTGGGTTCCTGTAGTTCCTTGCGCTACAAACAGAGTCCACCAAGTACTTTCACTTGGCGCTACTCCATCAATGGTTTGAATACAAAGCCAAGAAGAACCGTTGTAAGTAACAACGTGGTTTACGTAGTATTGAGTTCCAGCGTTGTACGCTCCCCGTACTGTAATTCCAATTTCACCTTGAGTACCAGTAGTACCCTGGATACCAGTTTCTCCCTGAGTACCAGTTTCGCCTTGAGTACCTGTAGTTCCTTGAGTTCCAGTCTCGCCTTGCGTACCAGTCGTACCTTGAGCGCCTTCAACGCCCTGTGTACCAGTCTCTCCTTGTGTACCAGTCTCTCCTTGTGTACCAGTGGTTCCTTGAACTCCAGTTTCACCCTGAGTTCCAGTTGTTCCTTGCGTACCAGTTTGGCCTTGTAGACCTTCAAAACCTTGAAGTCCTGTTTCGCCTTGGGCTCCAGTAGTTCCTTGTGCACCAACGTCACCTGTGCGAGCAAATGTAAAGAGAAGTTCTTCTCCATTAGTAAATGCTCCTTGACCAGATACATAACTAACTTCTACATCAAACCAGTTTGGTGCTGAATCTGTAACACCAGAGATTGTGTAGAGAGCAAAAGTAGCCGTATCAAATTTTCTAGAAACCTTTACGTGACCCTTGATGGTAGATGTTGAATCATCAATAGTGGTTAAAAAGTTAGAGACGTCGTAATTACCGTCAGCAGGATTATCATCTAATGCAAGATGTGTAACTAAAGTTGGATTAGCGTTGTTAAAACGAGCATTGTTGTCGCCTGGGTCTGCAAGTGTGATGGTGTCATCATAGTTGTAGATAAGGGTGATACCACCGAATGAACCTTCGGTTCCTTGAGTACCAAGTTCACCTTGAATTCCTTGAATACCTGTTTCGCCTTGTGCGCCTTGGGCTCCAGTCTCTCCCTGGGTTCCTGTTGCTCCTTGGGTACCTGTAGTTCCTTGAGTACCAGTCTCTCCCTGTGTCCCTGTTTCTCCCTGAAGGCCAGTTTCACCTTGAGTACCAGTTTCACCTTGAGTTCCTGTTGTACCTTGAGCACCATCAGAACCGACGTAGCCATCTGTACCTTGTGCTCCTGTTTCGCCCTGTGTACCTGTATCACCCTGAAGGCCAGTCTCTCCTTGAGTACCTATAGTTCCTTGGGTTCCTTCTGTTCCTTGAACTCCTTGTGCAGCAAGTAATGTCCAGAAAGTTCCTTCTGCTGGAGTGTCTCCAACGTTGCCGCCATTAGGATTCAGGCGGTACCAAGTCTGCCCATTATAAGTTACTACATCACCAGTTGCGTAGGAGGTTCCACCGCCGTAAGCGCCAGTAAAGTTCCAGAGGGCATCTGTGCCATCGCTACCGTTGTACCCTTGTACACCTTCAGTACCTTGAGCACCAGTCGTACCCTGGGCACCTTCAAATCCTTGTAGACCTGTCTCTCCTTGGGCTCCAGTAGTTCCCTGGGCTCCCTCAACACCTTGAGTACCTTCAATACCCTGAGTTCCAGTTTCACCTTGAGTACCAGTCTCACCTTGAGTACCAGTTTCTCCTTGTGCACCTGTAGTTCCTTGAGTACCGTGAGGTAGGTAAAGATCCCATTCAGCAGCATTTCCAACTGGGTCTGCTAGTCCTCCGCTTGCGGTTGCGATGTATAGGTTTCCGTCAGAGCCAGATACAACAGCAATTCCACTAATATAACCATTCCCATTTACATAGTTACCTAAGTAAACAAAACCAGTTCCTGTAGTACCTACTGTACCTTGAGCACCCTCTGCACCTTGTAAACCTGTTTCTCCTTGCGTACCAGTTTCACCCTGTGTACCAGTTTCGCCCTGAGTACCAGTTGCTCCTTGGATGCCTGAAGACACAACCCATTGCGCCCCATCATAGGTGCGTATAACTTGTTGTACTGAGTTCCAGTAGGAATCACCTGCATTATGACCTGTAGGGTCGCTAGGCAGGCTAAGTAACCCTAGCGGGACTAAGACCTTACGTGACATAGGGCTGTGCTCCTAACAGAGGTAATTAAGCCTGGACGACCACTCTGTATGACTGTGTGGTTACTGGAGCGACTGCAAATCCGATGGTTGCTGTAGTTGTGTTAACAAAGAGGATGTCTGTAATTACTTCTTCTTTTGTTGTTGAATCGTACACAGCAACTTGGACATCTTCAGTTCCAAGGCTGTGGGTGATTGTCCACTGTGTTTGACCTGTTACGCCACCATTTGTAGATGTTCCAGTAATAGTTGTTGCATATTTGTAAACAACTTTTGTAGTATCAACCGCAAGTTTTCCATCTAAGTCTATAGTCAAACCATCAGCGTAATTTACCTTGATTCCATCTGCGCCAAGAGCAAGAGTTGAACCATCTAGGTCAACAGTAAGTCCGTCACCAGATGTTGCAAGACCTGAATTTGTGTCAAGGTTTACTGAAAATTCTGTACCAACAAGGTCAATTCCATCACCAGCAGTGTAAGTACCTGCTCCTGAGAACTGTGTCCAAGTTGAAGGATAGTCAGCAAGAACCCAACCACAGTTAGTTCCTTCAACAAATGTGAAAGCGCCTTCTGTAAGAGAAGTTCCTGGTACTGCATCTGCAGCACGCTGTAGGTATAGGTCTCCAGCAACGTCTACGGAAACGTAGATACCGTTCTCTGCTGCAGTGTCCTGACCACGAAGAAGGATACGGTTATTTTCTGCAATTGCAGTGATAGCAGTAAGGTCTACATCTATGTCAGAATCAGTTTGTACTGAAGGCTTAATATCAAGACCTTGTGAAACAGAGTCTACATAAACTCGTGTAGCAATAACAGTTTCGTCAACACTTACGGTAACAGCAGCAAGACCATCCCATGTTGTGACAATTCCCACACTATCTGACGCAGTAAGGTTAGCGCCAAATGTAAGAAGTTCATTGGTGGCAGCAGTAATTGTTCCGCCAGTATCACCTAGGTCAAAGGTAACACCATTGATCTCAATTGAAGAGTTAGTAAGAGACGCATTTGCAATGTTGGAAAGGGTGTTGTCACTTCCAGAGATTGTCTTGTTAGTAAATGTGTCGCTGCTGTCTGTACCAATACCGATCTGTAACCACGCAGAACCATTATCTAAGTAAAGAATTTTTGTGTCGGTTGATGCGTACAACTTACCTGTGTTACCAAAGGCAGGACGGTCTGCGATTACACCATAGTCAATAGAGCCACCAACTGGTTGCCACACAGCGCCGTCGTATACACGGACTTCTTTACCGACAGTGTTGTAATACGCATGACCAACACCGTAGGCGGTTGGGTCAGCATCTAAGTTATGGATCTTGAAGTTTGTTAACTCAAGACCTGTAAGACTGATGGGCGTATAAAATTTACGGGCCATTTTTTTATCTCCTTATGATAAGTAGGCTTCGCCGCTGAACGGAGAAGAGAAGGTGACCCGTACAGTGTTCCGATTAAGATACTCTATTTCGCCTTCGCATACTGCTCCAGCAGAGTCCATTGTAGTGATATTTGGGTAGAAATTAAGGTTATGCGTAATAGTCCATATTGCACTAGAAGCACCTTGTACATGTTGATACGAAACGTCATTAGCGACTCCAGAGATGCCCTGAACTCCCTGAATACCTTGAACTCCACGAGCACCGCCTTGTCCAGTCCCTACAATGATCTGCGTAGGGGTTGGTACCTGAACAACTATCTCTTGGATTGTGCAAGAGCAGTTATACAGCACATTGGAGCAGGTAGAACAAACGGTCATACTGTTGCCTCTCGTGTCACAAAGATTGCTCCACGCATATACGTCTTTTTGTAAGTAGGCTCCTCAATCGCAGTTGCTTCAATATCCCAGTAACAACGCTGTGGAAGACCTTCGGTGACACTTGACGGTAGAGAGAGTCGAATTTTGTCTGTGGTGCCTTCAACCTGATCGACGATAAACGAAGTAAGATTTGCTGAACTTCCAAATACCTTAACAATATCGGCACGGAAGGTGTAGCCAGTCACATCAAATGGGAAATCAAGAGTGACTTCAAATGAGTCACCCTGGTACATAACGAGGTCTTGGTTAGGAACGTCAGACGGAGTAGCAACAGACCCGTAGTTGGGTATAGAGATGTGTGCTCGCTGAGCGTATGACCGATCGTCAATTTCTTGAGGAATAAATACTGGAACATAATGATTGGTTGTTTTTGAGATTCGTCGCAATGTAAAGACGTCGATCTTGTAAAGACCAATACCAAGTTGTGAGCAGAGTTCTTTGTATTGGTTCTTACGAACATCAATCATCTGCATTAACTGGCGATAGCGTTCAGAGCGAGGAATCATTACCCCATCTGGCGCTTGGATATCAATGTCAAAAGAAGCATCTGTAGCAAGAGTGTATAGAGCCATGGTAGAGGCGTAGATGACTACGGGGTACTCTTCGATACCAGGAAGATTTTGAACGGTAACTGCACGTCCAAATGAGTCTAGATGGTTAGTAGAATGTTGAGCAAATGCGTCAATTACATACTGACAAATTTCTGGGGTTGTAAAATAACGGAAGTATGTTCCAGCAATGACAATTAGATCCCCATCTTCAGGAATCACGTCAAAAGTAATGTACCCAGTCTGCTCTTCTACCTCGACAGTGGTAGACACATCTGACCCATTTTGAGTAACTACAAGGTTAGCCCCATCTGAGGGAGAGTAAGGAATTAGGAAGCGGTTGGTAGTACCGTCAGCAATGAACTGGTGGACAAAGGATTTACCAAAGTCACCAATTTCAGACCGTAAACGATCTGCAAGGCTTGAAATTGTAGCCACATAACCTCCGTAAAAAATTACTGTGCTTATCATCTCGTGTAATTGATAATTACACAGTGCAAAAAAGGTCCAACCCCCAACTGGGAGGAGGGCGGGAACCAGTTGAGGGTCGGACTACTTGTGACGTCTAGTGTTTAGTTAGGACGCCAAATATATCCGAGTTGCTCAAGGTAAGCCGCAAGACCTGATGGGACTCGATACTTAACGCCAGCCTTAAAGGTGTAGGAATTTCCTACGCCGTAAGTCATATCTTCAATGTCAGTGATTGTACGGATGACGACCAAGTCACCTGCAGTTGATACTCCAACATTTTCAATCTCGTCTAGTACGAGTGGGGCATCTGGATTCTTAGGATCAAAAACATCCTTCTCCAGACTCTCTGCCTCAAGTTGCGTTGCAATTGAGATTTCTTCTGCACGCTTCTTTAACTCTGTTGCGTTCTTCTTTGTTGCTTGCTCTTTAGCACGACCTGTTGCGTCTAAAGGACTTACTGGTGTATTTGCCACGGTATGTATTCTCCTAAGTTAGTTTTTATGATTATGCCCTGGGAGCCAAAGAAGGGGTATGGCTCCCAGGACAGAATCGGGGAAAGATTGGCTATTAGTTTGTGTAAACCTTAACGATAGCCTGGTCGGTGATAACACCTAGACCCCAAATTGCGTACCAAGCAAGAGCGTGCTCACGACCGAAGTCAAGAACGCCACCATCACGAAGTTCAACTGGGAGAGAGATTGCGTGACCGAATGCATTGTCACCAATCATGATTGATTCGTAAACTTCAGCACCGTTACCTGTTGCTGATGTTAGGTAACCCTTTTCTGCAGTGAAATCTGCAGACTCTGGGTTTCCACCTGAACCTGGGGCTGTGTTAGCCTTAACAGGAACGCTGTACTGATCTGCTGGAGTTCCAACAGCAGTTGAAGTTGTGTATGCAGCGTTAACTGCCAACTTCTTAACCTGTGTTGTTTCGATGAATACTACGTCGTATAGACGACCGATTTCACCGAGCATGAAGTTACCTGGAGCAGCGTACTTTGTAACTTCGATGAACTCTGGGTTCGAACGAATGTCACGTGACTGCTTTGGGTGTACGAACTGTACATATGTCTCACCTAAGCGAGGGATGTTCTTACCAGCAAGGGTAAGAGCAGCATCCTTAACAGCGCCAGTTGACAACTTGAAGTTACCATCTAGGTCTGAGATCTGTGTTGCTGCTGTTCCTTCGTTGTACCAGTCGTTAACACCTTGAACGCCTGAACGGTCGTAACCGAACACTGCTGATGTTGCTGCTGATAGTGTGTTGCGAGCCTGTACATCTAGGTACTGCGCCATGTGGCGACCTAGAAGACGTGATGCTGACGCCATAACGTCATCAAATGATGCGTTAAGAAGTAGTTCAGAAACCGCTACTGCGTAGCCGTGTTCTGCAACTGTGATTGCGATCTGCTCTGCTGTTAGAGCGTTGGTTGTCATACGAACACCTTCAGTTAGAGGTGTTGGATCGATACCAAAGTTCTTGTAACGGAGGAAGTTAACGCGAAGACCAGGTGCTACACCTAGTTCTGTCTTCTTAACTGCGAATTGCTCGAAGCGAAGAATTGGCATTGCCTGGAACAAGATTTCCTTGCTCCAGATTGTTTGAATTGCTTGGTTCAAAGATGAGTTTGAACCTGAGTATGCTGTAGGCGCTCCTGCGAGTTGCCCAGTACCTGTAATTGCACTTGCCATTTAGGTCAAGTCCTTTCTTAATTGGTTAGTTGGAAGGGATTACTGATCGAACAGTCCCTGACCACGATTGCTGGCGGCAGTGCCAAGTAACTTGGCTCTTTGTTTCGCATAGTCGGCCATTGTCATGTCCCGAATTGCATCGGGTGTATACGATTGTTGTGACGAGTCATTATCGAGGGGTCCTGAGGCAGGTGCGGTAATTCGAGTACCTGCCATTTGTTGCTTCGCAGATTGCATTGCTGCTTGCGCAGATTGCAAAATACTTGAAGACTTATCTTTGAGAGTAGCGATGCTGCTCTCAACTTCATCGGGAGTATTACCTTGAATCAGATCAATCAGTTCAGGAACGATATTGTCCCGCTCTTGTTCCAAACGATTCTGACGGTAATTCATTAGTTCTTGGAACCTGCGCTCTTGCTCTAGTAGAGCAAATGCACGTTCTCTTTCAAGACGTTCGTTCTCTAATTGAGAACTAAATTCTTGCTCCTTCTTTGCGAGGAGTTCTTTGAACGATAGGTTGTCTTCCTCTTCTTGCTTACGCTTTGCCTCTGTTTCTTTTTCAAGAACAACACGGAGGTTTTCACGCTCAGCCTCTTTGGCTGCGGCATCTTCTGCCCGAGCCTTTGCTGCTGCAAGTTCTTCTTTCATCTTTTCCATCTGAGGATATAACTTTGCTTTTTCTTGCTCACGAGCCTTAGCAATGTCATCTGCGGTATACACAGAACTCACCTCATTCTGAAAAACTGTTTGTGCTGTAACTGCTTCTGCTAGTTGCGGAGACAGTAGGTCAGCGGTTTCTACTTGGTTTTCCATAGTAATCACCTATATTTTCTGGGTCTTTGTCCGAATGCCTTGCGGCGTGCCACTGGGTTTTATTACGAGATAATTGCATTACATTTTAATGCAAATGTCTCGATATACTCTGATTTTTTATCAGAATCTTCTATTCCTTATCAACCGTTCTGCGCTGTGGGAGTTTAGTTCCATAGGCATCGGTGACAAGTTTATTGCGGAGATCGGCTTCAGCCTGGACTTCAATTCCCTTAGTCTCTTGGCTGGCAGGGTTCTGCGGGTTGGTTGGGTCCTGTGGTCCCATCATGCCGTCACCCATAATGTCGCCATCGCCTAGTTGCATTGGCTGCATCGGGATAGCGGAGTTGCCATCAGGTCCTGGCATCATGCCAGTCATGTCCATGATCTGCTTCTGGATCTGGATCTTTACAAGTTGTAGTGCGCCATCTGCCTCAGCATCAGAAATAAGTTCTTGACGAATCTCCTCTAACTTCTCCTCTGGGAATTCTTCACCAAGAGTACGAAGTGCACCTTCCTTAGACTCAAGTCCCATACCCAATTTAGTCTGGATTTCATTAAGAGCAATTAACTTATCAAGAGGAAGTGGTTGTGGGAAGTGAGCATAGTTCATGTAAGAAATTGGGTCATTAGGATCAAGCATTGGTAGTTGACCCTCTTTAATTGGGCCATCTACATCTGGGTTGTAGATCATCGTCTCTGGTTCCTTGAGGTAGAGAGTACGAAGTGCTAACTCATTAATTCTTTCAATACCTTTACCATATTGAGCAACCTTCTGTGAATAGCGGTTCATCAATGGCTGGTACTGGATAGAAAGTGCAACACCTGAAGTGTTAGAGATTGCTTGAACTTGTCCCAGTGCGGTTTCTGGGATGTTCATAAGTTCGTGCATTGAGCGCTTTAGAAGTTCGAGATACTTTAAAGCACCATCAATACCTTGGGCGCCGCCTTCAAGATTGAAGACCTGAGCATCTTTTGGAAGACCGCCCCAAACCTTCTTAGCACCCTTTTCCAAGTTAGAGGCTTTAGCACCCACGATCACCGTTACTGGTGATGCGTGGTAGTTAATGATGTCAGCGACATCAGTGCTAATTTCGTTATATGCACGGTTGATAGTGATGATGTCGTGTGCGTCCGAGAGACCCCACGGCGATCCTGAAACAGGAACATTAGGTA